CTATCTGTAATCTCAGTCAACGACTCGTTCCTGGTTAAGAGGAGTACCACTCCCCGAGTCTACCTTATCCCCACTGACGAGGGGATTATTCAGTCACACTTCTTACGCCGACCGTCGCCAGCGATATATTGATGAATGTAATGGCAACTGAGGTGTCGACACGCTACTGTCGGTAATTTCGCTCTTTACGTTCCTATCTTCCCCCAATCGCTTGGTCGCCACAGGAACTTCCATTACATTCAAACTGGTTGCAGGAGTCGGACTTGAACCGACGACCTTCTGGTTATGAGCCAGACGAGCTACCACTGCTCCACCCTGCGTCAAACTTGCCGTTTTGTTTTCAACGTATAATGCATTGGGTATACACGTTGGTTCAGCAGACGGTACTGCTTATTCGAAACTGGCTCCCTAAGATGGATTCGAACCACCGACCAATTGATTAACAGTCAACTGCGCTACCGCTGCGCCATTAGGGAATATAAGCACCTCACGTCTTGGTGCTTACGTTAAACATTCTCGACAGACTCCATACACCATACGGTATGCGAGTAGTTTGACTATAAACTGGTGCCCTCAGTACGATTCGAACGCACGACCTGATGATTACAAATCAACTGCTCTACCAACTGAGCTATAAGGGCAAAAACTTATTTAATCTCCCCTGCTCATGAGCGAATTTCGGAGTCGGGTGCTTCCCGTCCTAAACCATTGCTAGAGTTATCTCAGATCAGGTCTGATGGTCCATCCTGATCATAGTGTATGCGTCCATACACGCTACCCCTAGCAGGGGAGATTAAATAAGTCTCGAAAGACTTATTTTATAATAACAATGTCAAAGAGCAGAAACTTTATTTATACACTATACTATACTTTTTAGAGAAAGTCAAGTGTTTTTTAAAATTTATTTTCAGTATGCATCTGAATCCCTTCGATGCGAGGAGAGATCGACTTAGCAGAATACTGCACACCGTTGATCTCAAAGAAATGCCGACCACCAATCGCGCCAACCTTTTCCCAGCGAAGGTTCAATGCTTCGCGTTCGCGGAAAGGACTGATACCGTGGGTCCACTTACGACCAGACTTCAGTTCGAAAGAACCACCGCAGAGATTCGTAACCATTTCATTTCCTTTTCTCATCTTATATTCCACTATACCGCGAAATGTAGAAAATGTCAAGCCTAAAAATTATTTTTTTATTCCGACAACCACTTTGCGATGGAACCATACTTCAGGTTCAGTTCGTTCTCAAGAATCTCGAGACCGTAGAAATCGAACTCCTTGGCGCTGATGCCTTCTGCTTCAGCGATAATTTCGATAGCACGTTCGCGAGTGGAACCTGCGACAAGGTACATCGTTGCGGCAACACGAGCAGTAAACTGCAGGAATGCCTTCTCTTGGCGATCCTGTTCGTAAGCGATCTGCTTGTCGAGTTTTAGCGAGAGATACTCGAAGTCTGCGTCGAATGCTTCGACTGACTCAAACGTAGGATTATACGGACGGCATCCATAAACTTCCTTGTAGAGATCGGAGTAGATGCAAGCATCTTTTGAACCAGTGGCGGCATCAATATCACGAAGAGTCAACATAATCAATTCCCTTTCAAACTATAATACCACTATACCTCGAAAATGGGAAAATGTCAAGCCCCTAAATTTATTTTTTTGAAATTAATCTCGCGGACGATATGGATCATATTTCATGCCCCACAACCAACCTCCTGGTAATATGAAAGTCAGAGGGTCAACAAGGTGGCATTTACCATTCGGTTCAACGCACCACTTGCGGCGTCTCATACTTGCCTTTATCGCCATGAGTCGACGAGTCTCCCAAGTATGCCTTCTCGCATACATCGGATTGCCATCTCTGCGCCTAGTTCCTCGCATTTTTCGACTTATCGATGCTTTATGCTCAGGAGTTAATCCACCCCAGCAAGGATTCTTCTCGCCAGTCAATGCCTCTGAGATTTTCTTACGAGTCTCAGGACTATGCCTCGCAGTTTTCTTTATAGTAACTTTATCGACAATGGTCAAACCTTTTCCGAAAATCTTTGCTTTATCTCGGATAATTTCAATTTGACTGTTTTGTAGTAAAAGTTCTCTCGGTTTCGGAACCTTAGAAGGATCCTTTACAATCCACAATTCTGTTTTAGTTTTGAATAGAAAGAACTTCATTTACGGTTCCTGTATCCAGTAACGTTAGATTGTGTTCTCGATCAATATATTTGAATTCAATATGATGTGGGTCAAATTGCTCCAGAGCAGCGAATACATCAGCAGTATCGAGAGTGCTACAGGTATACACATCCAGTTGCATCAGAGCAGGGGAAACCTCATCCCAAACATGCATAGCAATATGCGATGTTTCGATGATGGTAACTGCAGTCAAACCTCGATTACCAACCATATCACTGTAAACAGCATATGGTCCCATTAGTATCTTCATACCAATTTTATCAACCAGAGTCTTCATCCAATCCTGGATTGCCTCTGCACATTGCGGTGGATTGTTCAATTCTGCTCGCACAATGAGATGCTTGTGCTCTAGGATTTGCCCCATTTCTGTTCCTTAACTTCTTCTGGAAAGAATTTATTTATAAGGTTGCTAAGGATTTTTTTGGCGACTTCTTCTTCTTAACCTCTGGCGCTTTCCAACCTGTCAAGAAACTTTCTAGAACTTCGGCGAGACGAGGATATGCTTCGAGTAAAGTTTGATCCTTGATGTGATCAAGCAACTTCGCTTCTTTAATCTGCAGACCCTGAAATGTCTGCATCCAGATTTCTTCTCTGCGGAACTGCGGAACTTTCTTGGCACTACCTTCTGGCAACAAAGTTAAAATTCGACGGAACTCTTGCGTGATGGTTGTGTCTGCCATATTAGCAGGTAGTCCCTCATCCTTATATGGAGTTGGACCCTCGGGAAGATTGTATGGACCTTGCTCATATCCAACACCCCAAGCGACAAACCGCATTAGAATAGAGTTACCAAGAGAGACTGCTCTGACACGTTCGCGAAGTTCGTCAGTAGTTTCTGCCTCACATGCCCAATCAAGTGCCTCATCTATTTGCTTAAATTTCTTTGGTGGTAGTCTTTGTGCCATTTCAAGTCTTTCTTTTAAAATTCATCAACGAGTTCAATCATCTGCTTCATACGATTGGCGATAAAATAGTTCAACAGACCTGAACGATCTCCGCCCAGTTGTTTCTCATAACTATCTATAATCGCTGTTTTGATGTCCTCAGGAATGCGCGACAAGTCAACCAATTCACGGTTGCGCTGGAAATTGCGCCACATTTCGTCATTGGTGATGAAGTCTTCAGGTTTCTGAGTCTTCCACAATGCAAGTGCTTCCTTGCGAATAGGACGCTGACGTTGACCATTGATGAATGTATCATCATCAGACATGATATTGGGAACACCGTCACCCTTATCGCCCATGATAATATGTTCCATCAGAACTGCCTCAGGTGATTCCTTCAACTTACAGAACTTCTTCTGGACAGGCGCATACTGCTTCACGTTGCTCCACTTCTGTAACTGCTGGAAGTCATGGTCACCAGACAGAACGAGGAATGGTTCAGCACTCGGGATGAGACCATCAGTGTTCATAGTCTGACTATACTCGGCGAGAACTGCGATAACATCGTCTGCCTCTGCGCCATCAACATCAATTACAGGATATGGGAAGTGATCTTGCAACTCACTACGAATCTGGTGAAGTGCTTCGAAAATGGCAGACCAGTCAAACCCTGACTCCTGCCGTGCTTTCTTACGATTCGCCTTATAGTTGGGGAAATACTGACGACGCCAGTAGTGACGATTATCACAAGCAATAACAATGTTGCCGAACTCAGCACCAAACTTCTTCTTATATGAACGAATGGCATTGATGATCATGTGCCGAATGAGAGGTAGGTTTACCTCTACATCACGGCGACCACCTAGTTCTGCCATCATACTGCTGATAGCAGTCTGGTTAAAATCAACAACAATCATTCTATATCTTCTTTCGTAACAGTTAATGCTTCACGAACATCATTTAGCATATTAATCTCAGGACATTCAACTCCTGCCTGACGCATGTATAAACCAGTAATCATAACAGCGATAACAGCGGCATCGGAATGAAAGAGTTCATTAGTTAGACCAATCTTTTTTTCCGTTGCCATAAGAATACCACGCAGACAGGCCTGTGCGAATGCTTCCGCATCTTGGTATGCTGCATATTCTGTGGCACCTTGGAGGAAATAACTCAGAGATTCTTTGTCAATCTCTTTAGTTACATTCGTCTTCAGGTAAGTAACATTATCACCATTATCGTTCATTAAAACACTTTCAAAATTAATGTAGTTGGAGTCAGACGTGCACGCACAGGTCCACTCTTACTCTTAACGGCTGAGTACCATTTTGTCAAGTCATTTTTCTTAAGTTCAGAAAATTCTTTTACTTGAGTCTCTGGTTTACGGAGCAGTCGTGAGTTAGAGAAGTTATCATCAAATCCTACAAGACTTGCACCCTTAACAGTGATGCTTCCGCTGACTGGGTTGAAGTATTTGGAGATCTTTCGTGTCTTGGTGTCGAATGTCCACACTTCGCTGCAGTTTAGTAGGTTGATAGGTTCAACGCTGGTGACACCAAGAGCAGTGTCACTCACAAGGAACTTTAGATTCTGAACCAACTTGGACTTATCCTTTGGTTTCTTCTTGCGAACCTTAGCAACCTGTTTGCTGACATATGACTTCTTGAGGTCACCGATGTATGTTTCTAGCAGTTTGACAATATCCTTGACAGACTTCATGGTTGTCAAGTGCGAGTAACACTCGAGCAACTGTTCCTGCGAATCAGTCAGTTGACTTTTTGGCAGTCGACGAACTTCTACAAGTTCAGCAAATTCTGCAAGGATAGGTTCAATCTTTTCTACGCAGTCAAGATAGTTCTTATCTGACATGCGGTAAGGCATTAGAATCTGTGCGATGTTACGAGTATCTTCACCATTGATAAGTTTCTCAATCTCATCATCAACATCAGATACAATGTAATTCATCGCGACGAGCGGTTTCTTAGCAACCTTGACAACAGGTTCAGAAGTTGTATCTTCATCATCAATCAGAACAATCTTCTTGCTGACTCGTTCTTCAACCTTTTCCCAGATGCGTGCCTTGTGCTCATCAGTTAGAGGGAATCCACGCATAGCGATACGTGCACTGTTAGCATATGTCCGAGGAAGCATCTTGTCAGACAACTGAGACAATGCTTTGAGTTTGGTTGCATCACCCTTGAACCAGTCAACCAGAAACGCACGACAATCTTTCTGGTCAACGATGAAGTTATACCAGTTCAATGCGTTACCATATTCAGACTGATAGTTTGCTGGTTCATAATCTTCAGACCAGATAGGTTCTACACCCATGGCTTTAGAATCAGCAACAGGAACTTTCAACTTATACATAGATTCACCTTTCTTCATAATATATCCAATATACTATATTTTGCTGGAAAAGTCAAGCCCTAAAATTTAACAGAGGTGATGCGGTCGTAACGAAATGCTCGCCACTCATTCTTATCCAGATCCCATACTGCGAGGGTTTCGCCACTAGGTGGTTTTGTCTTTGTTCCCTTTTCACTATATGGAGGGATGACACCTTCCTGTAGAGTGCAGCGCATAACACGTTCCTGCCCATTCAGTTTAGTGAATGAGACAATCGCTTCACCCTGTGCAAGAGTTGCCTTGAGTCCATCGCGCCATTCTTGATTCATAATATCCATCACATTTTCCTTATGTTGTTTTCATCTATAATAATCTTGCCATCCCTCCACGATTTCTTGGGAGGATCTGGCGCTGGTATATCATGCGTTGACACAGTTTTATTCTCATGTTTCTCGAAAGCAAAGAAGTCTGGTGTTTCAACAACAGGTTTCTTCTTTGGTTTCTTGACAGCGGGAACAACCTTCTTAGGTTTAACATCATCAACAACGACATAGTCTACTATACCTGATTCTTCCTTCTTTGTCAAGCTTAAAAGTGTCATGTTGGCAGCAATAATTAATAAAATTGCCAGAGGGTCAAACACGAAGATAAGCATAATGATCATCAAACGCACTGCTTTATCCACGGTAGCGGTATCGCCATTACCGTAGAACAGTTCTGCAATATATTTGATCGGACCTACTTCTGCTTCGAGTTTGAGGTTTTCTGTTTTGAGCGGTATGAGATCAGTCTCAATAGTCTCAATGTCTGCAGTCGCACTCTCAATTTCTTTATTGAGAGACGCACGTTCCCGTTTCTGTCTGTTTCTAATGAAATTAGCATCGAGCACATCCTCTGCAGTAGTGAGTCTGTCCAGAGTATCCAGAGATGTTTGCGCATTCTTCAGTCTCCTTTCTGCAGATGCTTTTTTGCTCTCGAGTTGTTCTATTTTAAATACTGCTGAACCACCAACAGTAGTGTGTTCAATGTGCGATCGACTTAGATAACCGAACACACCCATGCTTGTAATGAATGACAATACGCAGACCGCAATAGTAAAGTAGGTCTTCAGCAGTTTGTTCGCACTTTTCCAGTTGCGATATACCCAACTAGCAGTAATAAGTTTAGCAACCTCTAGCACACCGCCCATCACCGCAACAGCAATCGGGGATGCTGGGAAAATTGCCATCAAACCTAATATCGAAAAGTAACCAGCGACACCAGTAATCGCAAGTGCAGTTAGCATTAAGAGTGCTGCGAAAAACATCCAGGCCTCCAATCAGGTATTTTTAATTCTTTCAAGTGATCAAGTCTCAGGCGCACATTCCACATTTGATTGATGCATCTGTCGTCGAGTCTATGTTCCCATTGCAGGATATGCTCAACAGCCTTGGCATGCGATTTGCTGTCATATTCAGCGACAACTTCCTTGCGCATTTCGCCTTCATAGTTAATCACATAAGAGGAACTGCCGAAATATGATTCGAACAGTTTCTCTGTCTTACATGAATACCCAATATAAAATTTGCCGTCGTCGAAGTAAGTGCAATATACTCTGTGCACCTTCTTCGGCAACGGCTTACGTTTCTTCTTAACTATCATAATCTACTCCGTAAGTAGATTATTTATTCGTCCCAGTCAGCATCGTCCCATATAACATCTTCTTCGTCTTCAATAACCTTTGTTCCGCAGAAGGGACAATGTTTCACTTTGTAATAATCATCGTCTAAGTCATGATCGACTGTGAAGACTGCGTCACAAGAAAAACACTCTAACTCGTCCATTAGACATCTTCCGTCACAACACCGATAGTGATGTTATTGTCTTGACAGTACTGAAGATAATCTGACGCAACATTAGTTTCAATTAATGTTCGAAATTCTTGATAGATCTGCTCATTCTCAAATGTAAAAGTAACAATATTTTGATTTTCATAATCATATGCATATGTATCCAGTTGACCGACGTTCGCATCAAGAAAAGCATTCATTGGATTCAATGCTGTTGGAGCGACCTGCCAATACCAAGGAGTTTCTTCATTTGGTCTGGTATACGTAATTGTAACCCGTTTCATTGTGTTTCCTTTAATTTAAGTTGTAATCTTTGTTATTTATTAAGCAGCGACACCCCAGACATCATCCCACTTACCTGAAAGCGCACCCTTAGCATAGTCGGTGGCACGATTTTCAAAGAAGTTGGTGTGAGTTGGTGCGTTGATCATTTCTTCAACCCATGGTAGTGGATTCTTCTTTACCTTGAAGATGCCCTTCATACCGAGACTAATCAGTCGACGGTCACAGATATAGCGGATATACTTTTTCACATCATCCTGTGTCAGATTTTCCATCTCTCCCATCGAGAATGATAGTTCAATAAACTTGTCTTCAAGTTCTACCATCTTTTCAGCAATGGTGTAAATCTGAGATTTTAGTTCGTCATTCCACAATTCACGGTTTTCTTCAACATAAGAGCGGAACAGTTTGATCATACCTTCAGCGTGTTGAGTTTCATCAACAATCGACCAAGTAACGATCTGCCCCATTCCCTTCATCTTTCCGTGACGAGGGAAGTTGAGGAGCATGATGAAGGATGAGAACAGTTGCATACCCTCAGTGAATGCACTAAATGCAGCGATATTGGTCGCGACTGATTCAGGAGTTCCATTTGCATTCGACAAATCTGTAAAGTAGTCGTGCTTTGCTCGCATTGAGTCATATTCGAGGAATTCTTGGTATGTCGTTTCTGGCATACCCAGTGTTTCAATGAGGTGAGAATACGCTGCAACATGAAGTGCCTCCCTTGCCGCAAACCCCATCAACATCATACGAACTTCAGGTTGTGGGAAATATGGCAGATAGTTCTTCACATAACCACCAGCAACATCAATGTCACCCTGTGTGAAGAAACGGAAAATGTTAGTAAGGAAATGTTTTTCACCATCATTAAGTCGCTTCTTCCAGTCATTGACATCTTCCGACATCGGGACTTCAGTGTGCAACCAGTGTGACTGCTCATGTTTCAACCATGCGTCATATGCCCATGGGTAGTTGAATGGTTTAAAGTATGCTCGTTCTGTCATTAAGGTCATACTGTTTCTGCCCACTTTACTAGATCGTCGTATCCACCAACATGTTCACCATTCACCCAGATCTGAGGAACAGTCTTCACTCCTGGTAGTTGTGCGGTAATGTCTTCCCAGAGGCAGTCTTTACCGACTACCATCTCGGTATACTGAATGTCCATTCCTACCATAAACTCTTTCGCAAGAGTACAATATGGACATTCAGGTTTTGATACTATTTGTGCAAAATAACTTGTCATTTCTTATCCTTCGCATGCCACGCAGTTATCACCGTCGATCATTGCCTTGAAGTCAATCTCTTTAATTGCTTCACGCTCAATGCGCTTAGAAACCTTGTCTGCTTTTCCTATTTTTTCTGAACGACAATAATATAAAGTCTTCAACCCCTGCTTCCATGCCAGGAAGTGGACAGCATGAAGATACTTGATATTAGCATCAGGGCGGAAGAATAAATTGAGAGACTGTGCCTGATCAATAAATTTCTGCCTGTCTGCCGCATGCTCAATCACCCAACGTTGGTCAATTTCCATTGAAGTCTTAAACACTTCCTTGGTTATTGAATCCATCCATGTAAGGTGTTGTACTGAACCATCATTGGCGATAATCGAGGACCAAACCTCATCATACCAACCAGCATACTTTCCGAGCGCTGCTTCTTCTAGAATAATCGCGTCTAAGTATTTATTCTTATTGAGAAATGAACCCGATAGTGTATCTTGGCGATACGCATTTGCTCTCCATGGTTCAATCGATGGACTGGTGTTGCCCATGATGATTGAAGAAGATGCATTAGGTGCGATTGCCTGTGTATGAGAGAAACGACGACCAGTCCCAACAGCATCAGGTGCTTCACCACGTTCTGCGCCAAGTTCTAGATTTGCTTCATCCAACTTTTTCTTAATATGCTTGAAGATACGCATATTAGTACCCTTGGCAACTGCTGATTCCCAAGCAAGACCCTTGCGTTGAAGATAGGCATGGAAACCCAGCGCACCAATACCAATTGAACGTTCACGCATTGCTGCATACTTAGCACGTTTTACTGTATTCGGAGCATTGTCAATAAAATACTGAAGGACATTGTCAAGCATCTCTGCCATGTCTTTCAGGAATAGCGGATCGCGTGACCATGCATCATAGTATTCAAGATTGACTGATGACAAGCAACAAACAGCAGTGCGCTTCTTGTCAGTTGGTAGAATGATTTCCGAGCAGAGATTTGATTGATGAATCTTGAGTCCGAGATCTTTCTGGAATTGTGGCATCATACGATTAGATGTATCGATGAAGTGGAGATATGGTTCGCCAGTCATCATGCGCAGTTCTAGAATCTTTTGCCAAAGTTCCTTCGCTGAAACTGTTTCGCGGATTTCACCAGACTTAGGGTCGGTTAGATTCCAACTGTCATCTGCTTCAGGTTCTGCCATGCATCGTTGGATGATTTCCATAAAGTCATCGGTAATGTTGATTCCGTGATGTAGATTGAGGCATCGGATGTTGGGATCTCCAGTGGGTTTACGCATCTCAAGAAATTGTCCCACGTCAGGATGACTAATGTCAAGATAAGCGGCATAACTGCCACGACGAGTGCGACCCTGACGATACGCCATGGAACTTGCGTCATAAGTTTTAAGATGTGGCATAACACCAGTAGACTTATCGTCAGCAGCACGAATTCCAAAACCAATTCCAACTCCTCCTCCAATCATGGACAACCAGTTGGTTTCGCTGAGATTTTCAACAAGACCTTCTGCTGTGTCATCAATGAAATTTAAAAAACAACTAATTGGCATTCCACGCTTGGAACGACCGAATGACAGAATGGGTGTTGCATAGGACAACCAATGCTTAGATGAATAATCGTATAGACGCTGAGCATGCTCAAGATTTGATGCGAAAGTAGTAGAAACATAGGCGAATCTATGCTGAGGAGAAGTTTCGTCCTCGCGCATGTATGATTCTTCTAGTCGCTGGATACCAAGTTTATCAAATAGAGCATCGCGTGAATAGTCTATTTCTATACCCAGATATGTTTCTTTTTTCATTTATAGTCCCTGTTCCTTCAACACTTTTTCAATGTCTGGTTTAAAGTATGATTCTGGTTTCAGAATCTTACCATCTGCACGCTTTTTAATCTTGCCGTTATCAGAAACCTTGCTCATGTTTGACGCACGGACTTCTTCCCAAACCTTATTGAAGTCAATTCCGAGAGTTGTAAACAATCCCTGGACAACCCACACTAGGTCTGCGCCACCATCAGCAATGTCTCCGATATGGCGACGAAGAAATCCATCACAAAGTTCACGGAATTCTTCATCGATCAGGTCAATATATAGTCGTGCTTGTTGTTCGTTTTTCTCGTTCAAATGTGGAGTTGTTCCAACATACTGATCAGCAGCAGTCATGAATTCGGTAACGTCTTTCTGGTTATTCATAATATTTTCTTCTTTCCTTAATGTAAAACTGCCATCTTCATTTTCAATCCAGACGATGTCATCTCCTGGTTCCCACCCCATCTGTTCAAACACATCAGACTCTAGATAATAAAAATCTTCTTCTTCATTATATTTAATAGTTGCGGTTTCGTGCGGGTTTTTGGAATCAAAATTTGGCCGCGAAAAAATCACGTCCCGAGAATTTTGAAACTTTTTTCCAGATTGGGTCAGGGTCGTTTCCTTTGGAACTCTTTCAAATTCACCATAATAGTGGAAGTACGCTGTTGACTCGTCCTGTATCTTATCATTCATGGAAGTTTTCTTTCGAACTCTGCCCATGCTGCCATATCATCAAGGGCCTTCTTGACATCAGGGAAGTGATGACTGATAATATCCCAGCACTGCTCAGCGACGATGCGATGTTCCTTCTGAGTCGCCTTATCCATACGCAACTGACAATAGTGAACCCATGAACGCAGCGAACCTGCCATGATAATAGTCGATTCGGTATTACCTTCGGGTAGAACAGCACGTGCCTGTTCCTTGGCAATACCATTGTCAATTGCCCACTGATACGCATCTAACGCTGCATCAAGACCAGCAGCCTGTTTCATTGCCCATTCTTCGGCCAGTCGGTTTTCCTCGGGTCCCAGTTCCACCGAGTTTTGTCGGTTCTTAGCATCCTGTAATCGTGCTTCTCTAATGACGAATCCAAGGTCTGCAGTCGGGTCTGCATATCTCTGCGAAAATTCTTGGAACGAAAAGGATCGATGGCGAAGAATTTGCCGAGCGATGTCACGAGTTGTTTTAATTTCCATTGATACATGAACCATCTCCAAAGGTGACCAATGTTGGTTCTGAATTAGATAACGAACCAGTTTAGGTGCTGTTGCTGTGTTGTTTTGGTTTGAAGGATTAGATACTCTTGCTGCCCATGCAACCAATTCATTGGCAGTGTTACATTCTGTATATGCACTCGGTTTTGTAAGACCGATAAGATTCACTTCACTCATTAAAATAGATCCTCCAAATTTGATTCAGTTAGTTGTAGATAATAGGGTTTCTTGGCGCGAATCATTTCGTCGACCATGTTTCTTGTTCCGGCAGACTTACCATCCCAAATGATAACTGCAGCATCAGCATACTTTGCCATCTCGCGATTACGAATTGGTCCTGCTGCCTTGCCATCTCTATTCCAGTTTGCTGGCATTTGTTTAACTGGGATGTTATTAGTTGTCGCCCAGCGTTCGCCTAGATTATCAACACCAGTTGCCATACCACAAACAACTTCGGTGACTGTATACCCGCACCGTTGCATTGCTTCTGTCACTAGGAGGTAATTATCAAGAGTGCGCGAACCTGCAATGATTACTTTCATTCGACTCTCCATGATGTTGTATTCAGTTTAATATTAGTCGGCCAATCACCCTCGGTAAATGACTTGTCGTGGAACCGCAGTTCATTTGTCGGCATGATACACAGTCTGCCGTTGTCAAGTTCTATAAACATAAACTCCTTAGACTGCGATGGATGCATACTGTAACCATCATTCATCGGAATAGCAGTGAACAGGTAGCGACCAAACTCTCCACTACTACGGATCTCTGCTCGCTGGGTGTTCAGATAATCATAACAAACAACTGAGAACTGATCACCATAGCAATCCCATATCTGTGTATCTTCAAGGTTCCAAAGTAGTGCTGGATCTGCAGAAAATGCTAGAGCATGCGGAGGAACACTGCGCCAGACAGCACCACATTCCAACATCACATGACACCCCCACGAATGTCCAGGTTTTGAATGTAATGCAAACCAGATGCAGGGTTCAAAGGTATATGGTTCTACGCCCTTACGAATGAAAGATGAGTCTACCCAACAGTAGATGTGATGCGGAATGTTTCCTGAACCAGTATAAAGCATTACTCGACTTCGAAGACCTTGACCTTCTGGAACTGCGTCTTGCTCACAAAACCAATACCAAGAAGAGTATCTACACGAGCGGAAGCATCAGCATAATCAACATAGATTCCGTCATTAAACCACCACCAGCGATCTAGACCAAGAATCCACCGTGGTTCGCGGCGATACTCGACCAACCACTTACCATCTGTTCGATGGATACGTAACTTTGTAATCT